GGGCTCGACCAGGGTGAGCGGGCAGCCCGCCATGAAAAACGGGAAAAATTCGATGGTCTCGAACTCCGCCTGGATGTCCTGCAAAAGGGCGTTGCCGGTGTCGGTCGCGGCGATCGCGGCCACGGCGTAGTCGAGAAAGTCGATCACGGCCTGCACCCCGCTGTACTCCTCGGCCCCGATCTCGGCGTTGACCTGCTCGGTGTCGTCGTGCACCACGCAGAGCAGGTCGTACTGCATGGTTTTCGTGGTCGCCCCCCGGCCGTAGACGGCCGCCACCGGCCGCAGCAGGATGTAGGGGCAGTTGGCCTCCCCGGGCGGGTTGCGCGCGTCCATGTTGACGAAGACCGTGAGCTGCCGCCCGTAGATCGCCTGGCACCAGGTGGCGAGCGTCGCGGACGCCGTAAGCGCGTCCTTGAAGGTCTCGAGCGTCGTCTTTAAGGCTTCCGCCATCGTTACCTCCCCCACCCCGGCGCCTCATCTCGCAGCAACTCCAGGCGGTGGGAGTAGGTGTCCGAGGAGATGGTGCGCAGCACCCGCCAGGTCTCGCCCGCGATGATGACCGCGTCGCGGTAGGCGGGGGAGGCCACGGCGTCCGCCGAGACGATGATCTCGGCCACCTGGCGGCGGCCCTCGGCGGTCTCCTCGGTCTTGATTTGAAATGAGGCCGACACGGATGCCCCGTTGTAGGTCACACTTTGCACCCATGGTAGCTCGCTACCGAGCCAGAGGGCCCGGTCGGCCTCATATTGGTCCCTGAGCGTCACGCGGTCCCGCCCTTTACGTCACGATGGTGTCGTAGAACAGGCAGCCCGCGTCGGCGCAGGTGATCTTGAAGTCGAAGTACTCGGATGCCTCCACGATCCAGGACTTGCGATCGTTCTCCCACCAGTAGCGCACGGAGCGGTAGACGTCGCTCTCGGCCACGGTGTCCTCCTGCCCGGCGTCGCCCTTCCAGTTGAAGCAGTAGGCGGCGGCGGGCTCGTCGATGGCGGGGGAGGATGGCGCGTAGTAGAGCAGCGCCGCCCCCTTGGTGGCATTGACCTCCCAGAGATCCACGGCGTTGAAGTCGGTGCCGGCCACCACCTCCTCGGCGTCGGAGTAGATGCCGCCGGCGAGGATCACCTCGTCCAGCTCGAAGAGCTGGGCCAGGGTCTGGGTGGTCACGTCCGCCGGCCGGCCCTGGGTGCCGGTGTACTTGATCCGGTCGATGACGGTGGGGTCCTGCTTGATGGTGTTGAAGGTCTTGGCCTCGATCAGGAGCTTGTTGGGGTAGATGCCGATGAGCTTGCGGATGGTCTCCTTGTAGGTCAGGATGTCCGCGATCAGGGTGGAGTTGGAGCCGGCGGCCCAGCCGGCGTCCACGTCGTTGGAGCTGGTCCAGTTGCCGGAGGTCATGCAGGCCGCGGAGACGATCACCTCCTTGGCGAGCAGCACCTTGCGCATGGCGTAGCGCACCCCGGTCTCGAAGGGGCGCAGCACCTGGTCGGCGTTGTTCACGAGCTCGACCGGCACCGGGTGCCCGAAGGCGTACTCCTTGCAGGCGTAGGTGTCCGAGGTGAGCGGGTAGCCGCCGCGGGCCGCGATGGCCCCCGGGCCGCGCATGCGCGCCTCGTTCCTAAACCAGGCGCCTTTCTGGAACTTGAAGAAGTAGTCGCTCTGCTTGCGCACCGAGACGTAGGGCGCGACCCGGTCCGCCGCGAACATGGCGGGCCGGTATCCGATGGCCACGTTGGTGAGGGCTGCGTCCTTATGGGCTGACTTGGGAGTGGGCTGCATCGTTCGATTCTCCTGTTTGGTTGAATTATGTCTTTTTTACTCCGACTTCTTTTACTCCGACTCCGACTATCTTTTTATGCTCCGCTCGGGCTCGCCGAGGAGCTCGGGCTGATGCTCGCGCTCGGACTGACCGAGGCCGAGGCCGACTGGCTGGCCGAACGGCTGGCCGAAACGCTCGGGCTGACCGAAGCCGAGGCGCTGCTGCTGGCCGAGCGGCTGGCCGACATGCTGGCCGAGAGGCTCGGGCTCTGGCTCGCCACCACCGGGATGTTGTCGTAGACCAGGAGCACCGCGCCGATGTCGTCCTCGGCGCCCGAGGCCATGATGCAGATGCCGCGGTAGAACTCCTTGGTGACGTCGGTTGACTGCCCCTTGCCGCAGTCGCTGGCCGAGACGTACTCGTGCTTCACCTTGGCGCCCACCGCGACGGCCGCGTTCATCTTGAGGTAGCTCGTCCCGGAGACGCGCACCACGGCCACCTCGCCCGAGGTCGGCGCGTTCTGCAAAATGCCGATGGGAAACTCCGTGCCGTTGTCCATCAGCGTGACCTGGGTGTCGTTCTCCAGGTGCACGAAATGGAACTGGTGGCTCGAGAGGTCCTCCCCGGCGATATACCCGATGTCTAATCCACCGTGAGAGACTGCCATATTTTGTTCTCCTTTAGGCCTCCCGACCTGTTATAGGCTTAGCACGTAGCAGGTGAGCAGGATTCCGCCCACGTCGTCCTCGGCGCCCGCGGTCTGCACCACGTGTCCGCGCACGAGGTCGAGGTCGGTGTCGGCCGCGTCGCCCTTGCCGCAGTCGGTGGCGCCGACGTACTCGGCCTTGATGGGCAGGCCGATCGTGACCGCCGCGTTCATTTTGAGCTTGCTGATCCCCTCCACCCGGATCACGGCCGCCTCGCCCGAGGCCGGCGCGTTCTGCAGCACGCCGATCGGGAACTCCGCGGCCGAGTCGAGCAGGGTCGCCCCGGTGTCGCTCTCCTGGTGCACGAAGTGGTACTGGTAGTTGGAGAGGTCCTCCCCGGCGATGAGGGTGATATCCCGTCCGCCAAAGTCGATTGCCATTTTATCGTCTCCTAATCTGTTGAATGTTGTTTTTGTGGGAGCGGCATCTTGCCGCGATTCCTTGTCCGATCACTCCGGCGGCCTTGGCACCCAGGCCTTGGCGAGCTCCGGGTGGAGCCGGAAGGCCAGGCGCTGGGCCTCGATGATGTCGATCCCCTTCTCGGCCGCGAGCTTGCGCGCCGTCTCGGCGAGCTGCTGGTCGGCCGGGGCCGGGTTGGCCGGGGCCGTGGGTGCCGGCTCCTCGGCGCCCTGGGGCGGGGTGGCCTGGGCGGCGAGCTCCGTCAGGCCCGCGGCGCGCAGCGCCTTCTCGGCCTGGAAGAAGAGCTTGAAGGCCTCGGCCGCGCTGGTGCCCTCGGCGATCGCCTTCCTGGCCACGGCGGGGTCGCCGTCCGCCGCCAGGATCTCCGAGACCCGCTCGCGCTCGGCGGCCATGGCGGCGTCGGCCGCCTCTTTCTTGATCTGCGCCAGGAGCTCGGGCGCCTCGCTGGTGAGCTGCTCGATGGAAATAGGCATGGTTTCTTCCTCCGTGGTTTTTTGGTTTTCGCACTCTACGACTTCGACCGGCACCTCGTCGGGCGAGGCGGCGGACAAAACGATGGCGGCGGTGTCGTCGTCCCGCCCCAGGGAGACGAAAGAGACCTCCCCCACCTTGCTCTCCACCCAGACCTCGGCCGGCCCGGCGAGCTCGCGGCCGTTGACCTTGGCCGTGGTCTTCTCATCTTTTAAGCTCATCACCTTGGTGGGCCACACGGCCACCGAGGCCTGCCAGGGGTAGCCCTCGTCGGCGAGCGCCAGCACCTCGCGCGCGTCGCGCGTGGAGCGGGAAAACTCCCCGGTCACGAGCAGCGCGCCGGCGTCCTTGAAGGCGGCGCCGGTGCCCACCACGCGGTCGCGGGCGTGCTCGCGCAGGATCGGCATCTTCTCCTTGGTGGCGATCCCGCCCACGTCGATCACGAGCTTGCCGAACCAGGTGTCGAGCTCCTTGCCGGTGTAGGCCGTCATGGCGAACTTGCGGCGCACCTCGGCCTTGTCCGGGTTGGCGGCGTCCACCTCGCCCTCTGCCAGGATCTCGACCGGCCGGGAGAGGTTGAGCGCCTGGCGGGTGTTCTTTTCCTGGTTCCAGAATACGTTGCACATGGCGTAGGCCTGGTCGGCCTTCTTGCCCTCGCCGATCACGGCCTCGGTGCAGCGCCGCAGGAAGTCCTGCTTGCTCTCGCCTTGGTTGGGTTTTGGCATCTTACTCGTCCCCCGATTTCTCTGTGGAGCCCTCTTTTTCCTCTGTGGGAGCGGCATCCTGCCGCGATTCCTTCCCGCGCACCACGTTCAGCCCGAGGGCCTCGATCCGGGCCTCCTCGCGCGCGCGCTGCTCGAGCACCTCCTCCCAGTCCCGACCCTGACCGGCGGACTCCTCGGCCATGGTGGAGAGCCCGCCGTCGATCGCCTTGAGCGAGGCCTCCACCTCCTTGACCGGGTCCACCCAGCCCCAGCCGCCGCCGATCCAGGCGGCGCGGCAGTACTCGTGCCGGCGGCCGTAGAAGTCCTTGGCGGCGAACTCCCCGCGCAGGTAGGCCTCCTCGAGCACGAGCTCCCAGACGGGCTGGCAGAAGCGCCGCGCGAACCAGCCGCGCCACTGCGTGAAGACCCGCCGCCCCTCCAGGAGCGCCGCCCGGGCGGAAGAATAGTTGGTTTTGGAAAAGTCCTTGGCGATCAGCTCGTAGGGCAGCCCGATGGAGGTGCCGATGATGCGGAGCACGCTCTCCACGAAGGCCGGGAAGGCGTCCCCCGGGCGCTTGGGGTCCACCGTGCTGATCGCCTCCCCCGGGTTGAGGTAGCTGACCATGCCCGGCTCGATGCCCTGCACCCGGGCGCCGGTGCCGGTCTCGGTGGAGCTGCCCATGTTGGATGCGGCGAACATGCTGTCCGCCTTGGTGATGAAGACGGCCAGGCACGCCGCCACGCGGGCGGCCACCACCTCGGCCTCCAGGTAGTCGGCCAGGTCCTTGAAATAGGTCAGGATCGGGGCGAAGAGCGGCAGCCCGCGGGATTGCCCGGGCCGGAGCGCGCGGTAGACGTGCAGGATCTTCGGCCGGCCGGCCTTGTCCCGGGCGGGGAGCACGTTGTAGTCGCTCTCGATCGCCCCCCGGGCGCCGGCCTTGCGGATGAAGTAGCTGACCGGCTCGCCGCGGCTTCCGAAGCGGATTCCGTTGCGGACCGAGCTGTCGGCGATGAGCTGCAGCGGGTTGGCCAGCCGGTCGGATTCCAGGAGCTCCAGGCACCGGCCATAGGGCCGCCAGGGCTCCGGGGCCCAGGTGGGGATGCAGATGGCCTCGCCGTCCTCGCAGACCTTGCGCAGGGCCAGGAACTGGATCTCGTCGAAGTCGAGCAGGTTGGCGGCGTCGGCGTGGGGTGCCCAGCGCTCGAAGGCGTCCTCGGCCTGGCGGCGGAGCTTCTCGGCCTTGGCCTCGGTGGTGCCGAGCGCCTCGGCCCGGATCCGGCTCTGGGGCTTCAGCCCCGCGCCCACGATGTTGACGGCGTAGGTGTCGGTGGCGCCCGAGGCCACGGGGTCGTTGCGGTTGGCGTCCCGGCTGCGGCTGCGAAGGAGCGATAACTCGGAGGAGGGCGGGGTGGCGGCGTCGGTGCCGAAGTTTATCCAATCATTTCTGAGGCGTGTGATCTCGGCCGAGCGGTACATCGTGCCGGCCAGCTCGAGGCGGGCGCGGGCCCGCATGCGGGAGAGCCCCCAGCCGGGGGCGAGGTGGGCGATCAGCCGGTCCAGCCGCGTTGCGCCGGCGGCGGCCCGGGCGGCCTGCTGCGCCTCGATGGGGCTCATACGGGCCTCCCGAACTGCACCTTGTTGACGAAGCCCCCCGTGGTGGAGTCGGCCGCGGCCGCCTCGACCCGCTCCTTGACCTCTTTTCGCATCGCCCAGAGGTCCCTGAGCTGGGCCCGCACCACGGACCCGTGCGGCCCCCTAAGCTCCTGCGAGGTGAGGCATGAGGAGATGGCCGCGTCGATCTCGTCCAGCAGCTCTGCGTCGGTCTTGGCCATAAAAAACCCGAGTTATAGTGCCCGCCAAAGTATGGCCCCACTATAACCCGGGTTTTCGGAAGAAATCGGAATATGCGCGGAAAAGAACGGCTCAGCTACGGATAATGCCCATTAAAAAACTTGACTCTCCTTTTTTTTGTGGGAGCGGCTTCCAGCCGCGATTCACTCCGCCGCCACCCAGTCCTCGGCCTTCATGTCCTCCTCCGAGATGATCCAGTGCCGGTAGCGCCCGTCCTCGAGCTTGACGCTAAGGCGCCCCTCCACCATCTTCACGTCGCACCC